ATTAAATTGTATTTTTATTTTGTTTTGTGGGCGAACCCTTTTTATTAGAATACTTTGTAGGTCACAAATAAATGATCAATTTGATCAATTACTGTACGCTAATCCACCCATACCGCTCATGATACGAAGAACATTGTAGTTAGTGGCATAAACACGGACCTTAGCAGTCTTGGTACCCTCAACGGTGGCGTTGGAGAGAACAAGTTGAAGGGTTGCGTTATCGATACGGGAGAAGTTACAGGAACCAGAAGGTTGGTGCTCCTCGGGGCGGAGGGCGAAGGAGTAAACGTTGATACCGGTATCGGGGTTACGTGTGTGGTGTTGGTAAGGTTGGACGAGGTCAAAGTATGTACCCTCACGCTCAGAGAAGCGGTCTTGTCCGTTAAGTTGTAACTTGGCAGTGACAACAGGGTTCTCACCCCAGCAGTGCATATCAAGAGAAGTCTCAGACATGACGAAAGTACCGGCATCGGAGACAGCAGAAAGATTAGAAGTGACGGAGGAAGCAAGGTTGGGTGCGGTGTAATCACCGTTAGGGTGCCACCAGTCACCAGCAGCAGGAGCAGCGGTATCAACAGCACCGGCATCTTGGAAAAGACCTTGAGAAGTGATGTAAGATTGGCTAGTTTGTGCAACGCTATCGGGTCCACCGAAGGAGTGGATGGCGTTGGGAAGAGCATCAACAGCATCAGTGTAGTTGAAAGGTTGGGCACCAAGAGTGGAGTAAAGAGTTTGACCACACTCTAAAGAAGAGCAGTAATCAACATTCTCATCAGGTTGGACGACCCAGACAAGCTCCTTAACGGGGTGGTTAAAGTTGAGCTTGATCTTGTTACTGGAGGAACCAACAGACTCGTCACCAGTGAATTGGAGTTGCTCAATGAGGTACTCGTGGGGGTTTTGTGCCATTCTGCGACGCTCATCGGTATCCAAGAAGACGTAGTCAACGTAGAGGGATGCGGCGACAAGAGATTGGTTGTAGGCAGTGGTAACCTTGGCAGCCTTGGCAGCAGAGTTACAGTCAAGGGAGCTGACAGCCCATAAGCACTCATCAATGGGGCGGATGTCAAGGTTGATCTTGACCTCGTGGTATTGAAGGGCGATTAAAGGAAGAGCAAGTCCGGGGTTACGGCAGTACCAGAATTGAAGAGGAACGTAAAGAGTGGTCTCAGGAAGAGCATTACGGGGAGCACATACTTGACGAGGAGCGTTAGACTCACAGGGTCCATCAACGTCGTTGAAAGAGGGGTCAGTGATGAATGTAAGTTGGGTGGTGTTACCAACCATCTTGTAGTATCCACGTTGTTGCTCGGATGTAAGGGTAAGTTGGTTCCAGATGTGCATCCAGTCACCATATTGACGGTCAATACGTTGACCACCAATCTCAACCTCAACTTGAGAGATAAGTTGCTCTCCAGGGAAATCTAACCAACGGGCATAGACACCGGAGTTTGTAACACCAGCGACACCAGAGTTGGCCATGTGTTGGTTAATCTCGGGGAGAGTAACTTGAAGATAAGTACGGTAGCAAAGATCACCGTTTCTGCTGATGGTACATGTTACACGACGACCGAAATCAGCTTGTCCGTTGAATGTTTGCTCAATGGACTCCATTGCAAAGTTTGTGTGGCGTCTGTAAGAGACTTTCCAGAAAGTAATTTGAGGGTTACCTGTAAGATATACATCTTGGGCACCGTAAGCTACGAGTTGCATTAATCCACCTCCCATGGTTATATTATTGCTAAATATTTTATTTTTTCTGGAAAATACGACGAACCTACATGAAATTATTTAATTAATTTAAAAATAAAATTGTCTTTCAAGAATGTATGTATATAATTGTCTGTAAAAAATTCTTTTTTCCCTTCATGATTTTTAAAAAAGATGTATTTTTCATTCATTTTATTTGATTTCTTTATAGTCCATCCATTATTTAATACGTTATATATAAAATACAATATTTCCTTGTTAGGTTTATCGTCTTCAAACAACAAATCGTTTATGTTTTTTCTATTAAATCTCATATCGGTATTTTCACGTATTTTATGATAATCACTAATATTGTTATCGATTTTTGATAAAAAAATACTATCAGATACAATAATTTTACGTTTATTTTTTGTAAGGACATAATATGATACCTTCTTTTTAATAGACCAATTATCATTTAAATATTCTTGGAAATACATCATCATTTCCAATAACTCAACGGCACATACATTATTGTTATGGACTTTATCATGTTGGCTAATATTATCCATATCTATTTTGTTTAATAGAGAGAAAACTTCACGCTAATTATAACTAGTTCCGCGTAATATTATTATTTAAATAAATAATATATTAAAAATAAAGAGTTAATTTAATCTATAATAGCAATATGCCTACATTTAAACATAAAACAAATAAAAAAATACTTATGGATGAAAAAAGTATAATTACATTAGACAGTAAACATAAAGAACTGGAAAGTGGTTTCGAGTATACAACAAATGAAACATTACCTCACTTAAGAGCAAAAAGAAGATATTTGAATAAATTATTGAATGATGAATCAAAACCATTGTCTGTTGAACACCGATTGGAAATTCTAGATTTGTTGAGAGAAATTAATGAGCAAATTAATTCTTCTAAAAGTGAAAAAAAACAATATTATTTAAATAATAATAAACATATTTTTGATTATTTTGAAAACAAAAAGAATATTTCAATGAATAATAGCAAAACAAAATTGCTAAATACTTTTTTTAAAATAAATAATGACGATGAACAAGAACAAACTACGGATTCTAAAGATAGTGTTCAAAAATATTTGTCCTCTTTAGATGAATCGTTTCTAGACGTTAATAAGTTTGTAGTGAATTCTGACATTTGTCAATATTGTAAAAGAGGTGAATTAATTGCCATAGACCACGAAGGTATTATGGTATGTAATCATTGTCATAAACATGTTAAATATTTAGTTGAAAATGAAAAACCTTCTTATAAAGAGCCACCAAAAGAAGCTTGTTTTTATGCTTATAAAAGAATCAATCATTTTCGTGAAATATTAGCACAATTTCAAGCAAAAGAGACAACTCAAATACCAGATGAAGTATTGGAAAATATTAAAAATCAAATTCGGAAGGAGAGGATTGATTTGTCTCAGTTAAATAATAAAAAGGCAAAGGAAATATTAAAAAAACTAGGATATAATAAATATTATGAGCATATACCGTTTATCAAAGATAAATTGGGAATAAAACCACCAGTAATGACGCAAGAATTGGAAGAGTCGCTGTGTAATTTATTTATGGAAATACAAGGTCCTTATGCACAGTTTTGTCCGGATGATCGCGTTAATTTTTTAAACTATTATTACACCGTTTATAAATTATGTGAGTTATTGGACCAAACACAATTCTTGCCTTATTTCCCTATGTTAAAAGATCGCGAAAAACGAATAGAGCAAGATGATATATGGAAAAAAATATGTCGTGAATTGGATTGGGAATTTATCCCCACTATTTAGGTTATACATACCGGAATAATAATAAAATATTTCAATATACAACAATATTATTTTGAAATATTTTTCTTTTAGGTATCTAGAATACTATAGACAAGTGGTCTTAAAAATAGCACTTGTAACCAAATAAGGGTCACAGTTTGAACTAGGACGTCTGTCTTCAAAATATCCTTTTTTGTTTGCTATGGTATCATGTCCACGTCTTACTGAAGCACCCCTATTTGCTACACCATCTGTAAATTTATTATAAGATGCTGTCTCGTGTTCACCTGTCATTCTCTCATCATTACCCGAACCATAAATCTGCATGTGTTCGTCATGATTCTTTGACAATTTATGAATAGCTTCATCAATATATTCTAATCCAGTTTTATTTAAAGTTCCACTTCTCATATTTTTGGTGCTATAATTGGCGTGACATCCAGAACCATTCCAGTTGCCTTTTAACGGTTTTGGTTCAAAATTAACCATTACGTTGTGTTTTTCTCCCAATCGTTGTAAAATATATCTTGCTGTCCACAGATGGTCTCCAGATTGAATTCCTGTACATGGACCAATTTGGAACTCCCATTGTCCGGGGGCAACTTCGGCATTCATACCACTAATTTTAATACCCGCATATAAACACATTTGTAAATGTTCCTCAGCCACATGACGACCAATCGCATTTTCATATCCAACACTACAATAATATTGACCCTGCTTACCATTTTTATCATAGCCTAATGGCATATTTGTCTTAGGGTCAACTAAAAAATATTCTTGTTCTAGTCCAAACCATGGTTCTTGTTCCAAACCGTTATTAAATATATTATTGGCTGGTTCTCTTTGGTTATTATAAAGCGGTAAACCATCTGGTGAGTAAGTATCACATAATACCAAATATGAGTTATTTCCTTCTAAAGAAAACGGGTCTATAAATACAGCTCTAGGTTTTATGGTAATTTCGGAATCAGTTCCACTTGCCTGTCCCGTTGAGCTGCCATCGTAATTCCATTCAGGAAATTTAAATATATTTAAATCGTCGTCGTTTTTTACCTCCAACAAATTTTCAACAACACGTTTCTTACTTCGTAGCTCATTATTACCACCTATCCAAATATATTCCACAATCATATTATTCATATGTTTACTATTAAGATGTAATTTTTATATAGTTTTATTCAACTATTAAATTTGAATAAAATTGATTCGTTATTATTCTTGTACTGTAATACAAAAATATGCTTATATATAACATTTTAAAATGACAATTTATTATGAAATTATTCGTAATAGATATTTGCCAGAACACCGTTTACATATGAATGAAGTATTTGGTGAATTATTATATGTTACAAATATGGTTTTCTGTAATAACGAAAATTGTGAACTGGAAATAGATAAACGTAATGCTATTTATAAACAAATAGTATGTATAGATTGTTACTTTTGTAGCGATAATTGTCAATCTTATGGAAGTTGGAGTATTAGATACGATTTAAGAAAAAGAAAAAATATATGATATCAAAAATATAAATTTTAACTATAAAAAATTAAAAATTATAAATATTGTGTATTTTTTAACGCATAATACACTTAAAATCCTCCAGGGAATTTAACAAGATTAGCACCAATGCCAAATCCAGCACCTGAACGTGCACCAACTGCCAAACTAGGGACATAAGTATCAAGGATACTGAATGTAGCAGCGGCAGTTAAAGCAATAAGTGCAACCTCGTCTAAATTCATACCTTTTTTGGGGATAGCATATGCGGCAATAGCAACCATTAAACCTTCAACAAGGTACTTAATAGCTCTTTTGACTAGTTCACCTAAATCTAACATATCACCTAACATTATATAAATTAAAAAGAAAAAAATATTATAAATGATTTCAATAATTAACAATGGTATCAATTATTACGAAATAATATTGTTTCTCATTAAAAATACTTAAATAATAAGGCATTAATTAAGTATAATGAGTTTTTCTAAACCTATTGAACATACAAATACATTAGATGGCGTTACTTTAAAGACTCTTCCTGATGGAAGCGATAATGCTAAATATATTGATTTATTAGATGAAGATAAGTCTATTGCCGGACAAAAATTCGCATGTCTCTCTTTTATTTCACCTGAACAAATTATTAAACAAAAAGAATTGTTTTTATTTGAGAATTTCATGAAAATGTGGGATGTTAGTAAGTCATTAGATAAATTTAGCCAATTTTTAAATTTCGTATCTTATAAATATCATCTTGATTTTGATAAAATTACGGAAGATTTCAAAGAATTCTCTAAAGACGAGAAGGATAAATTATTAACATCTACCGTCGAAGATGATTATAAGAATTTTTTAGATGAGCATGAAGAACGTCTTGAGAAAGAATTTGGTGAGAAACATTCATTCCAAACATCTGTTCGTGGAATCAAGGTTCGTGGTGTATTTCCTACACAAGCCGAGGCAGAACTTAGGTGTAAGATGCTAAGACAAAATGATCCGAATCATGATGTATATGTTGGTCCAGTTGGTATTTGGGTTCCATTTCATCCCGAGGCATACAAGACTGGTCGTGTTGAGTATATGGAGGAAACCTTGAACGAATTGATGAGTGAGAAGAAAAAGAACGAAGACAAGGCTAAGGACGAGTTTGATGCTCGTGTAAAGGAGACCAAAGAAAAAGCAATTGAGGAAAATAAGAAAAAGGCTGCTGAATCGGGTAACAAATTGACTCAAACTATTAATAAAGATGGTGTTCTTGTTTCTGTAGCCAATATGAATACTCAAGAGGCAACTATGGGTGAAAATGTTACGATTGAAGATATCAAGAGTGAATTATTTGAGGGTGAAAATGTTGTAACAAGTGATAAAAACGACCGTGGTCTTTCAAACTTAACTGCTAACAATATGTAATACTATACCTGGAGTGATTTCAAATAATGAGTGAAATAATAATAATAATAATATATCAAATAATATATTATTATTGGTTAACGTGTAGTCATGTAATTTTTACAAATGTATTTGGATTAGACACCGTATTTACACAGGGTCGTCCCAGTTATTCAAATCGTCATCAGGCAATTCTATGACACTAGTAAAATCAGTAGTAATACCGGCATCCTTTATTTTTTTCTCTAGAGCGTTATGTTCTTGTAAAGTGGAAAACAATTGATTACGATTATTTAATACCAATTTACGGTCGGTAATATAGTTTTTATTTCTTGCCTTGGAATCCATAATAGACTCATATTCAGTCGTCAATCCTTGTTTTGTTTCAATAATGGCGAGATATTCTTCATCCATATCTGCCTTTATTTGTTTCCATTCTGCTAATTTCTCTTTAACGTCTTGATGTTCCCATAGTTCCGTCTTTGTGCGTGGTCCTAAAACATCCATTCTATATTCAATCTTATTATGTAGAACCGCATATTTCTCTCGTAAATTATGTATTCTTTCTTTTTGTTCGTCCAATTTAAAATATTTTGAAACAGACAAAATAAGACTGATGTATGTTGAAATACCTATCCCTGAAACAGAGACAATAGATTCACTTGTATTAAAATAATTTTTGGTTGATTGTAAAAACCCCGACAATGTTGAAAAAGCAATAACGGATATTTGAATATAATTAATATATCCTTGCAATTCACTAAATTTAATGTCCAATAGTCGCTTCGTGGATTTACATTCCTTTAAAATATACAAATTATTGTCAATAAGGGACTTTAATTCATTTTGAAATATTACGAATTCTCTCGTACTCTTATAACTATCCTTGTCATCGTGTATATCCATTTCATTTATATTGTTATTCGCAATAGAGACCTTCGTTGACTTAGTAGTTGATTTGTTAATATTACCAGTAGCACTAATAATTTCACCATTTTTTTTACTTACATCATTTGACTGTTTTTTATTAACTTTTGTTTCTGTAATGTCTAAACCTATATTTGTGTTTTGATCATTTCCTATATTTTTTGGTATATCATCTGTATTAGGTTTTGTATTTTTACTCATAATATAATATAATAATACAAAAAAATACAAACTATATAACCTAACCTACAAAAATAATAATTAAGAATATATCGGCATATTAGTTATACATTACTTACCATTTATTTTTTTTCACATGTATCTTAGGTCCAGCCCCCCTTTTCTGTTGACTATTGGGGTCATATATTTCGTCTTCATCATCACTGGCAATATCCTTGGACAATTCCCAAAACTCCTTTGAACCTAATTTGAAATTGCCATGATTTTGTGCTTTGTACCAGAAAATTTGTTCTTGAAGTTTATTTGACTTGGAATTGTTGTTAATAACAAGACACTCGAAATTTTCAGTACATTGGTCCATTACTTGACAAAATGATTCAAATGTTGGAAACATACCCGCATAATTTTCCCATATACGTTTTCTATTTGCTATATACGGTTCTCTCAATATAAATACATAATCAATATTTGTTCTTAAATTCGGTGGAATACCTAGAGGATATTGCATAGTAATAATTAACATAATTTTCCAATGTCTACCATTCATAAATAGTAATCTCATCAATTTATCCTTTGTCCATTTACTGTCGTATAAACAATCATCGAGTATCACAAATGCTCTAGGATCAATATTGGTTCTCTTATAAGCCTCCATTTCCTTTTTAATTTGCTTTAAAACTGTCTTTTGTCTCTTTAAAATATTTTCAATAATACCTGACTGATATTCGTCGTGGATAAATAATTTAGGTACATGTTCGGCAAAAAAACCATTTCCAGCTTCAGTTCCAGATATCACTGTTCCTATCGGAATATCCTGATGATGATATAGTAAGTCACGCACTAAAAAACTTTTACCAGTATCTCTTCTACCAATTAATACAACCACTGGACCCTTATTTTCATCAGGACGAAAACTAATATTTTTCATATCGAATTTTTTCATATCGAGTGACATGTTTTAACTTCTAAACAGAAAAAAAATGTAAAATGATTACGAAAAAATAAGTTTAAATGACTTATTATATTTACTATTAGAATAATAAAGAATGGACGATTCATTGTATTACCGAAAAAACAAGAATGAAGAGTTGTTTAAAGCTTTAGAAAATTCTCATTTAGGGTTAGATAGTTTACAAAACTATGTTCCTTTATATGAAAAGTTTTTTTCCTTCAATAATAATAATTTCAACAGTATTAATTTAAATCAAAAATACCATATTCATAGTTTGAAAGAAGAAATAACTAAAAATACAATAATAGCAACCGTATGTGATAATTCCAATAATAGTTTCAAAAAGGATGTTTTTTGTAAGTTTTCACCATTACTCGACCCATTAAAGTATTTAACTGGAAAATACGATATATCCTCAAACGATATTATTCCATTACCTCAATACAATAAAGATTCTCTTTTTCCTAAATTACACGATAAAAATAATACAGCATATATTGATTCCTTTTTTACATATATATCTAGTCAATTATTACATAAATATGATTTTTTAAATAGTATTGATTATTATGGTTCATTTTTATGTAAACAACAGAAATTTCAGTATAATATTTCCGACGATATTGACTATTTAAATGAGAGCGAATTTTTTCATAGCAATAATGATAAATTATATTCAATAGAAAACGAAAATCATACTGCCTTATTCAATATAGATTCACGAACTAACAAAAAGAAAATAGTTATAAATGGTAAGTTAGATAAATTAATAGTGGATACGTTTAATGATGACGATTTCTCTCTATTCACAACGGTTCAAACAATAAATTCATCTAGTATCCATAACAATGTACAAGTTGTAGATTTAAGTGAAGTGTGTCTTTATGACCAACCATTGAAAAAGTCTTCCTCTTCTGGTTCTGGTTCTTCGGCGTCAACTTATAGTTCCAAGTCATCAAATACATCTATCGATGAATTATCAGATAATGAGGATAGTGGTAGTAGTGATAATACTAGCTGTAGTTCCAGTAGTTGTGATGAGGAAGATATGTTTTGCTCGATTTTCAATTTCCCGGTTCAAATGATTACTATGGAAAAATGTGAAAATACATTGGATTATTTAATGGAAAATGATATGTTAGACAATAAAGAATGGACATCATGTCTATTTCAAATTATTATTAGTTTAACGTTATTTCAAAAAGCTGTTTCTTTCACTCATAATGATTTACATACAAACAACATTATGTATATTCCTACTAATAAGCAATTCTTATACTACTCGCTAAACAATATCACTTATAAGGTACCTACGTATGGCAAGATATACAAAATAATCGATTTTGGTAGATCTATTTATAAATTTAACGGACAAATAATGTGTAGTGATAGTTTTCACCCCAAGGGTGATGCAGCAACTCAATACAATTGTGAACCCTATATGGATAATAACAAGCCAAGATTAGACCCCAACCCTAGTTTTGATTTATGTAGACTAGCTTGTTGTTTATATGATCATTTTGTAGAAGACATATTTAATGCTGATTTGATACTCAAGGATAACAAACTAGCAAGGATGATTGCGTCGTGGTTGATGGATGATAAAGGCAGAAATATTCTATATAAAAATAGCGGCGAAGAGAGATATCCTGAATTTAAATTATATAAAATGATAGCTAGAACAGTTCATAATGCGATACCTCAACAACAATTGGATAATGTTGTATTTAAAGAATACATTATAAGTAAGAAAAAACTCAATAAAAACGCAAAGATAATGAACTTGGACAAGGTTCCCAATCTACAATAAAAATATATAGAATTTACACCATTATCAATAAGATTTTATATTATTGATAATTTCAATAATATAAAATAACTATGCTAGATGAGAAATAAGCATTTTAAAATGTTGGCTTATCTATAAATGCCATGGTAGTTTTTCCCGTCCCTTTTATTTCTTTACTGTCAAATTGTGAATACATGTAAATACCCACCACTGCGGCAAAATATACAATTAATGACTCTTTCATAACTATTTTTAATGGTTTCTTTTCGTTATCGGGTACAAATTTCATTTCTAAAAATTTAAACAGGAAAAAAACAGTTGATATCGCTAAAGCATATATGAAAATATCCGTCATTTACATTAACTAAAAATAAAGTTAATGTGAATTTTACGAATTAGATTTTATTTCCCCATTTTATGTTACACCTTTGAACATTTAAAACGCCGACCTAATCCAGATATTTTTTAGATTTTCGTTTTCTCGTTGATGGTCGTTTTACATAGTTTTCACTTCTATCATATGCTCCTTTTATTAGATTTTTATAAATATGTATTGGTATTTCATCTAATACATCTTTTACATTATTACCTAATTCATTATATGTTAATCCCTTTTTCTTTTGTAATCGGGATTTCAATACATTAAAATATCCCTCTATCGCATTTGTATAATGTTGATACGGAACAGAATACAATAAATTATTATCCTTTTTAATTACATCTTTTACAAGTTGATTTCTATGACTACTCGCATTATCTAAAATGATTAATTTATTTTTGTATTTTCCATTTATAAACTTCTTAATAAAATCAACCATTCTATTACTATCAATACCACCTTTTTTATATACCTCATACCCAATAACACCTTTTGAAGAAATAGCAAATATTCCAGTATATTTTTTGAATACTTCTTGACTTTCCGTTTTCACTACACATCTTTTACCTAATTCTTCATAACATTTCCTTCTAATCATAAATGAGTTTAATGATGTTTCATCAATACATATAATATCATCTAATTTATATTGTTTAACCTTATTATAAAACTCTTTGATTTGATTTTTAATTACAATAGGTTTTTTATATCTTGTTTTTGGAACATGTCGTAATCGTGTTTGTTTTAGTGTGATATTTATATCTCTTACAACTCTACCTAAATGAACTCTTGATAATGTTAGGTCAGGATATTTAGTTTTTAATTTGACTAATAATTCATCCATTGTTATAGTTTTATTTTGTTTGAGTTGTTGCTTTATAAATGAAATATGACTATTAATAATTTTATATGATGTATAATCTCTTTTCTTTCGTGTAATATTATTAGTAGATTTGTATTTATCTACCCATCTCATTAAACTTCTTTCAGAACAACCGAATATTTTACAGGTTTGCACTTGATTTTTAGAATGAGATAAATAGTATTTAACTGCTGATAATTTATAATCGCTACTTTTGTGAGTTGGCATTAATATAATAATTCATTTTAAATATTCTGAAAATAATAATTTATAATATTTTATACACTTTTCATTATTATGTAAAGGTATTAAAGTAAATATTAAACTTTTTGTAATTATTTTTACATTTACAAAATCTTGTTCTGAAAACTTATCAATAAAATAGTTTTTAAAAATGGATATTATGTTTTCTTTATAATTAGTATCAATAATTTTAGATAATAATATTTCGTCATAACCAATTATTGATTGGTAGATTTTTGCCCAATCATATAACCAATCTCCATATATTGTTAATTTATCTCCTACTTTTCCTCGAATATTTATAAATTTAATTTTACAGAGTCAAAGAATTCATCATCTAAAAATTTTTTATAAAATTTTAAAGTATTTTTCATAAAATTAATAGGAAAAATTTTATCTAATAAATTATCTCTATTTTCGCTGTTAAACCATATCATAACAAAAAAAGGGAATATACATAAGGATATTTTAAAATCATATAATAAATCTTTTATATTTTCATACATTATTGATTTTTTATAATAATATTTAATTATTATATCTATGAGTTCCTCATCAAAATTTGTACTTTCTACTAGTAAAAATACAATATCACTTATTCCTTTGTTTAAATGTATATACTGCCAATCTAAAAATATAGGTATTATATTTTCTCCTGCCTTCTTGTAAAAAATATTTGGAGATTTTAAGTCACCATGACAAAAATTTAAAGGGAACCTTCCTGCAATATCTATTATTGAAGTATAATTATTAAAAACTTTTTCTAAAATACATTTTTCTATATCGGTCAATAAAAAG